CTACGAAACCGCCCACTACACACCGCCCCCATGGAGGAGATCCTTCTGACATGTATCGCCAATTGTGTGAGCGCGTTTCATCTACTCAGCCATCCGATGGCTACCCTAGGCCTGGGTCTCCGGTATGGAGGGAGACTCGGCTTCTTTGTTGTCTGGTGCATCTTCTATGGCGCCTGGACGGCAACCAAGTGGATACTAGTTTTATTCACTTTATGTTTGGTGTTCTGGCCACTTTGGCAGCTAATCCAGCTGATCGGCACGAGCATGTATGTCCTCTGGAATGGATTTTTCCCGTCGGTGCACGTCCTATACTACGCAAGTATCTCCCGGTTCACGCTCGCATGCTTGGACCAAGCCATGTTGTTTACAATTCGCACTCTATGTTCTATGACAACCGTCTTTGGAACAAGTCCGACACAAAACCTCAAATGGCTATTCCCGGGTTGGTGGAACTCATGTGCGCAGCAAGCGCTATGGGTGCCCCATGCCCTCATGGAGCCTACTTGGATCTGCGATCAATTGGCGTTGAACCCATCATTCAACGTCACGCAGTATGTTTGGACCGCGCAAGACTATCAATTCCAGGCTATCGTGACTGCGAGGGAGATTGCGAGCATGACGTACGTGATACGAGTCCAGAAGTGGATGAGTGAGAATGCTACTGGGCTTTGGGGCCCACTAGCCGACTTGTATTCACAGATGACTGCTGCCGTCAGCCTGCTGTTTTCAGCCACCAAACCCTTCCTTCTCTTACTGACCTTCGTAGGCTACGCAGCACTCTTTGCTAGCGTTTTACTCTTCGCCTACATCCTAATCAAACTCGTATGTAGGTTTATGTCCTTTCTCCGCCCCGCACCCGTCATCTTTGTCGGCGGCAACATGGAGAATTTGCCCATAGACCAAGTCCGCAGTGATCTTGCACGGTTGGCCTCGAGCGCTTTCGCTCAGGCCGACCTAATAAATCCTGTGGCCGGCTCACATAATCGCCTTGCCGCGATGCGCCGCATAATCGAGAAGCACCTCCTTCAATATCTGTTTACAGCCTACACGCACGTTGCTGACGTCGGTGGATCACTCCGCCGGAACCAGATTTACGGCGACAGGTTGCACATTTGTCTGCCTAATGAGACTCCCGCCGACCAAGAGAGACTCATGTCATCCAGCCCTTCGGCCAATGACGTCGGACAACACAGATACAAGGACTGCCCTAAATTGGGATATGCTGCCATCTCTATCTTCTCGGCTAATCATCTGACTTTGGATGAGCTCGCCAAGATAGGCAGCAGAAGGTTGGGCCTCGTTGTCGAACACTGCTTCTCTCCCGGGACGTCATCATTGTCGTTCTCGGGTGTTGAGGAGGCCACAATCAACGTCACAAGTGGGTATGTCATGATGACAACCACCGGCGGTAACACCTACGAGCATCCCTACTACCGATGGAAGACACAAGGTCTCATCATCGGCACTACAGATGCTTGTTACTATCGCCGCGTTGCTTACAGTGAGACCTATAAAGTGGGCGTTTTTGCTTTGTACCCCTTCCGTGGATTTGCCGTACCTTCGGCTGAATTCCCGGAATTGCGGCGCAGCATCCCCACTGTGGTCGACGACCAGGTTCTTGAGACCCTTACCCATACTTTCCGTGTTTCACTGCTCGATAGCGAGTATGTCCTGCGCCAGGGAGACGACGAGATAACGTTTCCCCGCGTCGCAGTTGAAGACGCCCTCATGCGCACCGTGCATTTGCCGGTGGATAACAAATACATGAACAGCGTCACTGCCAGTTGCCATGCCTCCCTGTCTCGTCACGAGATCAAACGCAATCCACTAGAGTTCGAGCAACTCGTTACCCTACTGGACAAGCAACATCGGACATACCATCACGGCGTCCCTTTGGACACCATTTTAATAGATCGACTTGCCAAATTTTCTACGGTGGG